CTCCACCTAATGAAACCGAAATTGGTAATCCAGCAGGCGCAGCAGAATAAGCAACTCCCCATCCAAGATTACCCCAAGTTTTTCTGCCCCAACCTACATTTAGTTGAGCTGTAACTGATGTTGATCCTACTGATGAACTAAAAGATTGTCCTGTTATAGGTATTGTTACACCTAAACCGTTTCTACCCCAATCACCTTGACCCCAAAGATTTCTACCCCAACCTTCAGCATTGTAAGCAATATTTTGTGCGTTGATACTTCCACCAGTATTCCAACTGCCTTTTCCCCATGCAGCTCCTGTACCCCATGCAGAGGCATTTGTAATGGCACGTACGCCAGTGACTGATACTGTGACGTTAGCCATTATGCTTTACCTCCTAAGCTAATCTGATTATTGCTAATGTGTCAGTAAAGTTTGGAAACTGAATTGTGAAAGTCCCTGATGTTGATGTTTTATTTGAAACAAAATCTAAAACCGCTACAGATTTATTTGCTTGTGATGTATTATAAATTAATGCACCCATAGCAGTAATTGTAGCTGTTAAATAAGATAAATCTGCAAAATCTACGATTGCAGTTGTTCCTGTTAGTTTATGTGTTTGTCCTGTTAGTACTTTACCACCTGATGAATAATCACCAGTTGAGTCAGTTACTTGACCTGCAGTTGTAAATGATGCAAGTCCTGGTCCAATTACTGAACTGTCAGTGTATAATGCAAGTTTAAACTTATTACCACCTGATGCATCAAAATTGTGTGTGCCACTTAAAAGTTGATTTTTAAATGAACTTGTTATTGCGCTTGTTGTTATAGCCATAATTTTCTCCTGTTTTATGGTGACGGTGAATCAATTTTAATTCTTATCGCACCATTGAAATAATCGTCTCTTCTTCTTCTGCCAATTTGCTCAATAGCATATTTAGCTATAGCATTATTATACTGTTTTTCGTAATATTGCAACATCTCCATAGGCCCTTTTAAATAACCAAAAGCTTCAATAAGACACGCATATAGCAGACCGTTTGGAAACCTTTTACTTAAATATGTCTCAGTATTAGAAGAAGATAAACCTGTTGGTAAAGCTACATAACTAGCTTGTATAGAAAACGTAGAACTAGGTAGAGGAGCAAACATTAAAGTGTCATCATCAAAATTTGCATAATATTTTGGAACCCCAGTTGCACTTGTTGAATTATATTCATCTATAAAAGTTGTATCTCTTTTTTCTAAATAAATTTTTTCAGAACCGTTTGTTATTTGAACTGCTCTTATAATTAAAGCACCTGTTGGAAAATTTAAATATTTTTGAGAAGCTACCATACTTGCAGTTGCATATTTTCTATCTGCATCTGTATTAACATCTCTTAAAATTCTTTCCTCAGCATCAGATATAAAACCATTTACAATATCAGTAGTAAATACTGTATCATCTACTTCAGTATAGTTTCTAATTTTTGTAACTAAATTTGCATATGTTATTGCCATTATACAACTACCTTAACCTTTCCAATTGTACTTAGTATATCTAATCTTTTGCCTGGTGGCAAAGGTAACATACCATCTGAACTATAAGTAGGTATTCCAAGAGTTCCTTGAAAAGAACCTACATCTACTGTCATATTACCAATATTATGTTGTACTCTTGTGTTTCTTAAAGCTTGTGGATCTCCACCATAAACTTTTGGATCTAATTGAGGCGACTTAGGTTCATACTCTGAAATATGTACTAACGACCCGTTCCATTCTTTAACCATTTCAAGATATGGAAAAGCTTGTCCAGACCTATCTGATATTGAAAGAGCATATTTACCTTTTGCAAATGTTCTAGCCATTTTATGTTACCGTTGGGTAATATTGTGCTGGTGTTATAAATGTAGAATTTCTTGAACCATCTTCATCTAATGCACGTTTTATTTCATCTTCATAATACAATTTTAAGGCTTGTGTTCTTTCTGGTGCATATTTTTGAGAAAGATAAAAAGCTAAACCAGAAACCATACAAGGAATCCATCTAAAAGGAACATCTGCTGTGTTTGTGTATGCACCAGCATCTTGTATTCTTTGGAGAGAATAATATTTTAAATGAGTATAGTTTTGTCCATCTGGTGTAATATACAATGTTATTTTTGGAGTGGATGTTCCTGCTGTATTTCTGTCTACAAAATATTGAGAAGGCGTTCCTGTTGAACCTTTGTTAGGCAAAGCAGCATAAGTTGATCTATCAATCTTTGTGATTGATACATCGGTTGTATCAGAACCAGGATTAACAGTTGTGCCACTGTTTGAAATAAAAGCTTCTAATACATCACTTACTCCAGCAACTGTATCGTATTGTGATTGTGATGCTACTAGAGCAACTGCGTTTAACTGTATTTTCCAAAGGTGAACACCTCTGTTACCCCACTCTGAAAACAAAACATTTAGAGATCTTCTTGCTTTTTTTAAATCGTAACCAGAATTAGTTTGAATACCGCATCTTTCGTATGCTTCTTCTACTATTTCATCGATTGATAAATCGAATGTTGCTGTTCCGCTGGTTGCCATTTATTCATGCCCTACTTCTTTTTAAGTTCTCTTACTATTCTTTTTTTTTCAGATTTAAGATTTCTTTTACCTCTTTTAGAGTATGCTTTTTCAGCATCAACTCTTCCAAGTTCTTCAAGTCTGTTCATTCTTCTAGTATTAGTTCGGCCACCTTTTTTCATGTAGCCCATTTTATTTCTAACACTCGTAGGAAGTTTTGATAAACCAGGATTTTTACTTTTGTCTACTGGTTTTAAACCACCAGCTTTCATTTTTTGCATTGGTCTTGGTTTATATGGAAAACCTGGATTAGTAGGATTAATAGGTCTATTAGGTCTTGTGCCAGTTATTCTTTTAGCAGGACTAGCCATACGACCTTTCATAGCTTTTTTCTTTTTTTTAGCTACTCCACCTTTTTTCATAGCGCCTCTGTCTTGTAACATAGTAGGCATTCTTTTTGATCTTTCGCCAACACCGTACCCTCTTGAGTACATCATGTCACCGGATCTGCCGCCCATGCCGCCACCCATCATTTTTTTTACTTTGCCACCTTTAGCCATTTTTCCCATAGCCATTCTTTTATGCATTGGTATTTTTGAATTGTCCATTTTTCCTCCTAAAATATTCCTTTGAATCCAGTTCCTCTAAATGCTGCACCTGAGCCAGGGATTCTTTTCTCGCCACCAAATGCAATACCACCTTCAGCTTTTTTGACTGCTCTAGCTGCAGGTGTCATGTATCTTCTTTTTCTTCTTTTATCTTCTTTTTTTCCTCTACCACCAGGTCTACCCGGACTTCTCTTATCTTTATTTGGATCTTTACTTTTTTGTGCTGCACCAGCTCTTCCTAATTTTTGAAGAGCAGCAGCTACTCCTGGATTCTCCATTGAACCTCCTTTTGCTTTTTTGTTAACTTTAGCATCATCTCTTGCTCTTTGTTTTTTTATATTTTTTTTATGTTTATATCTTCTGTATTGAGTAAGAGGACTCAAACCGACACCGTAACCAGTTCTAGGAGTTTCTTTTCTCATTCTGTCTTTTACTTCATCTTTAACAGTATACTTTGGTTCTGTTGACCCACCTTTTTTCATACCAAGAATTGATTTAATACCCATTAATTTTTTTCTTCTTTTTAAAAATTCGTCAGTAGAACTTTCCTTTTTAGCTTTTCCACCTTTTTTCATACCAGGAAGTTTTGGCTGTGTTCTAATTGGTTTGTTACCTTTTCTTTTACGTCTTTCTTCACGTTCTTTTTTAATTCTTTCAATAATAGGTTTGATGCTGTCGCCTATTGGTTTTAATCCGTTAGCCATAATCTTCTCCTGTTTTAAAGGGCCCTTTTGACGTTATAACTTATGTTATCTCGTCCTTACTTTATACCTTTTCTTTCGTTTCTTGTCTACTCTCTTACGCATTGCTCTTGAGGGTCTACCCCCTCTTAAATTACCAGTTATCTGTTGAGGTATCTGTGCTCTACTTATTGGCATTAAACTAACACATCCTTTGCTTTACCTATTATTGGCTTATATTTAGTTCTACCTTCTTGTTTAAAAGCATGCATATACTGTTTTCTTGGTTGATCAGTAGTAAAGCTACAATGAACCCACCCTGAATTTTTTTCACCAGGAGTGTAGAACTCGAGGATTAATTGATCGTAATCTAAATGACTATGAATCCAATCACTTAATTCAGCATTATCAACTCCTGGACATTCGAAATCGCAAGCCTCGGCCCGTGAATGCTGCGAATTTGGTGAACTGCCGATGGCTTGACAAAGCTCAACTGTACGAAAACAGCTTGTCACCCGTACTCTACCAAAATGGTCTCGTACCGGTTGAAGTATTTCTTCGCACAAAACTTTTAATTTTTCTACTTGATCAGCATTTGGATTATTATCAATTCCCTTCCTGATTGCAGTGTCTGATTTAGTCAGTTCTTGAAGGGTAAAATTACGTGTCAGATTCATTTTTATTCTCCTCTATTTGGTAAAACATTTTGTCAGTATCTTCAGTGGTCCATCCTTTATCTTCAACAGACCAGTGAGTAGTTTGGACTTTATAGTCAGGCCAATCGTTAGAAACAGTGTAATTAGCAACATGCCACAAAAGACGATTATTAGGCTGAGCTGCATAATTACCGTTATCAAGCTCCAATATATGGTGACACTTATGTTCATCAGGAATTTCAGAATGTTCAGTATCAATTTCATTAACTTCTGGAGAGGCCCAGTCAATTGTAAATAAGTAAGATCCATGGTAAAATTTTTTATTCTTTCCAAGATATTTACCTTTTGCTCCACCTAAAAAATCAAATTCAGTGCAACTAGGATAATAACTAAAGCAATTCCACAATTCCAACTCGTCGACTGACATATCTGGCACTTTGGTTCTGTCAAACTCTTTTTGAAAAAACGCTGAAATAGGCAAACGCCAGTAACACGCACCATTTGGTAACATGCAGTGAAATAGGAGGGAACGTCCTGTAATCGCTGCCATGCCAAAGATAATACAGTCAAGACTTTCTGTTTTATGTTTTGGATCGAGATCATATAAATATTCCTTTCTTACTTTTGCGTATATAGTTGGTATATTAATGTTTAAGTATGCCATTAGTCAAGTATTCTTATGATTCTTTTTCTATCCTGATAAACCTCTGTTTCTGCTTCTACTTTTTTACATTTGAAAACTACTCGCTCTGGATTTACTTCTTGTTTAGCTATGCGCTTTGAGTAAAGGCACGCTTTTAAAGAATCTTTATAAAC